GAAACCGCTATTGCCCGTGAGCTTGAAGGATTTTATCTGCGACAGCACGGGCAAACAAAAGGCATGGAAATCGCCTGCGCCCTGCTTTCAGACCTGATGGAATCCGGCCCTCTAATGTCCTGTCCCGCACTCTCCCAGCTCGGAATAGCCGTAATGGATGAGTTATGCGTCCGTCACATCAAAAAGCCAGTTTTACACTGAGGGAGAACTGCATCATGTCAGGAATGAAAGTCAGTCAGGCCGTGAAGGCTGCCCGCGGTCACTGGGCTCAGATTCTGCCAGCGCTGGGCGTGAATATATTGAAAAATCGCCATCAGCCTTGTCCGGTCTGTGGCGGTAAAGATCGTTTTCGCTTCGACGATCAGGAAGGACGTGGAACATGGTTCTGCAATCAGTGCGGAGCCGGGGATGGTTTAGCGCTTGTCACCAGGGCACTGAATGTGGATATCAGTGAAGCAGCTGACAGGATACATGGACTGACACATGGTCTCTCTATAGCTAATTCCGAAGTCAAGACGTTAACCGCCGATGCCGATAGCGGGAAAGATGCAGCGGCAGCACTTGCCGCGCGACTGCTGCAAGCCTCGCGTGAATCTGCCGGAAACACTTATCTTACACATAAAGGTTTCCCGGAGCATATTTGCCATGAGCTGACTTCAGATCATAAAACCGGTGGGGTGATGTTCCGCCCCGGTGATTTGATCGTCCCGCTCTATAACACTGACGGGGTGCTGGTGAATATTCAGCTTATCAGTGGCAATGGTAGCAAGTGTTTTCTTAAAGGGGGTCAGGTTAAGGAGGCCTATCATCTGATAGAAGGGAGCGGGAGTTCAGTAAGAAGGATGTGGATTGCGGAAGGCTACGCCACGGCGCTTACCATTCATCATCTGACAGGAGAAGCCGTCATGGTGGCATTTTCGGCGGTCAACTTTCTTTCTCTGGCCAGCGTTGCCCATAACAAGTATCCGGGATATCAGTTAATTATTGCAGCGGACCGCGATCTGAATGGTTCAGGCCAGAACAGGGCGGAAGCTGCTGCAAAAGCGTGTCAATGTGACATTGTCCTGCCACCGGTTTTTGGTGACTGGAATGATGCGCTTGCCCATTACGGAGAGGAATCCACCCTGAAGGCAATTCTTGAGGCTTTGAAGCCACATAACGCCAGTCCTTTCGACACGATGAGTGAAGCAGAATTCACAGCGATGAGTGTCAGCGAAAAAGCTCAGAGGGTTCGGGAGCATTACAGGGATGCACTGGCGGTTGATCCGAACGGTCAGCTTTTATCCCGCTATGAGTCTGGAGCGTGGAAAGTGATTTCTCAGTCTGATTTTGCCCGAGATGTCGCAGCCCTTTTCCAGCGCCTCGGTGCACCGTTTTCCTCAGGAAAAATTGCCTCACTGGTGGAAACATTAAAGTTAATTGTTCCGCAGCAGCAAAATCCGGCACGTCATCTGATCGGTTTTCGTAATGGCGTCCTCGATACGCGAACAGGGCTGTTTAGTCCGCACTGTAAAGAGAAGTGGCTGCGTACCCTGTGTGAAGTTGATTTCACGCCACCGGTAAATGGGGAAACGCTTGAAACTCATGCCCCGGCATTCTGGCGCTGGCTGGACAGGGCAGCCGGGCGCAAGCCAGCAAAACGCGACATTATTCTCGCAGCGCTGTTTATGGTGCTGGCGAACCGCTATGAC